TCAGCCAGCGAAGTAAAGAGTCTTTGCCTTTCTGGTGAGTTGCCAAAATCGTATCTGGAGGCCAAAGGTAACGCAATATACCGTAGCGACTTTAGTGCTGGAGCTAATGGATGGATTGCGTTTACGGGAACCAGCGTTGCTGGTAATATTGACGGTATTGGTGGCAAAGATGACAATTTGAGGTTAATGCCAGACACATCTACTGGCTTAAAGCGCATGTATAAAACTGGCCTAGCATTTGGTCAAAATAACCGTTTGTCATTTGAGTATTATATACCCTCCTCTAACAGCAATATAGACGGCTTTGACACGCAACTGGGCAACGCTGGTGACGCGAAACCAGAAACAGTTGCAACGCTAGATGCGTGGACTTATTACGAGCATGAAGGCACCTGCGATGTAGCCAACGGGTCAGTTTATTTTTACGCGACTGACGGGGGTGCTAAGACATTCACGGATGCTGGGGGTAACGATGTCCTATACATTCGCAATGTTTACATTGACCAGATAGGACCAGTACTCGACGCACGGGCTGAGCAATTCGACACCAGCACGGGCAAGCTATACGACTTGTCTGGCAACGACTTTGTAGGCACCCAGAGCGGTGGAGTGCAGATTCTTGGGAGGCAGTCACCAATATACGAAACTGGAACTTGGACTGGTTCAATCCAATTTGGTGGAGCTTCGGCTGGTCAGACCTACAGCACAAATAATTGCAACTACACTAGGAATGGCAACATCGTACATGTGCAAGGGATACTTTCATTAACTGCTAAAGGCTCAAGCACCGGAACAGCTCGGATAGCCGGCCTACCGTATACTAGTTCTAGCGACACCTCACAAGCTGGGTTAAGCATAAATTATGGGACGGGATTTGCCAGTTTGACCAGCTTACCGTCAGCGTTGGTTTCTGGTTCCACAACAACTGCACTACTCAGCAATTGGGGAGCATCGGGGATAACCGCTCTGAGTGATGCAAACTTCACAGACAACACTTCAATTAGGTTTTCTGGGAGCTACAAAATATCTTAAACAAAATTATGGACTCTAAAATTCAATATCTTCGCGGTCAAATCAGTGGCCTCAACTCACAGCTTGCAGCAGATTTCGGAAAGTCCGAAGTCCTCAAGCTAATCGGAAAAGCCAATAGCTTGCTAGATGCTAGGGTTGAGCTGGACGAACCAACCAATCGCGACAATGTGTTGGCGTTGGTCACTCAGCTACACGCTGCCGTGGACAGCTACAACTCAGCTAACCAAATCAACATCGAAACCGTTGAAGAGATTATGACGGGCTACGATGATGCTGTGAACGATCCTATTGACCCTGATGCTGGGGTGTAAACTATGCCAGTCGAGAAAAACGGTGAGAAGTTTTCTGGCTACAACAAGCCAAAGAGAACTCCAAAGCACGCTAAAAAATCACACGCTGTCCTAGCTAAAGAGGGAGATAAGGTTCGCCTGATTCGCTTTGGTCAACAGGGTGTATCGGGAGCAGGCAAAAACCCAAAGTCTGCCAGCGAGAAAGCACGGCGCAAAAGTTTCAAAGCTCGTCACGCGAAGAACATTGCTAAAGGGAAGATGTCCGCAGCTTACTGGTCAAACAAATCAAAGTGGTAGGAAGATACATATGCCAAAAGTAGGAAAGAAACATTACGCATACACTAAGGCTGGTAAGGCAGCAGCAACTAAAGCTAAAGCTAGAATGAAGAAGAAAAAATCCAAAGGAAGCAAACGATGACCAGCACGGATCTCGCTGAATACGGCAGGGTATTTGCGGCTGCCTTCTTAGGCATCGCTGTAACCAACGAGACTTCCATTCTAAGGCTTCTTATAGCATTTGCTACGCTAACTTATATGGTAGGTAAAGCAGCTCTTGTCTGGCACCACTACGTCAATGCCAGAAAGGGAAAGTGCAATGATAACAAAAACACCGAAGCAGATATTTAAAGAGGCCGCTGTCATTGCTGGTGCCGCTGCATGCCTCTTTACCGGGTGTGTAGGAATGCCTGAAATGCAAAGGCAGACAAATGCTACGACAGAAGTTAGTGAAAAGTGGTCGAGAGACCAGAACGAAAGGATCACTGCTCTGTTCTCTGCGGCGCAGGGACACGATGGTCAGACTCGCGTTGACTGGACTGTTGACAATAGCGAGCGCGGCAATGGCGACCAGTTTTCTTTATCTGCTCTCGAGAACAGCCTTCCCGGGGGCATTAGTCTGGTTTACTACGCAGTAGGAATACTACTGTTGTTTTGGGTTGCCAAAAGAATTGTTAACTCGAGCAATGCTGTTAAGCTGACCCTATCGGCTGCTGACAATGCGATTGCTAAACAGATCAAGAAACTGGAAGGCAAATTGAACAGCAGAATCTCTGAGTCAGAAAGACTGGATGTTGTGAGTATGCTCAGAGATTTGGAACACGAACGAGGTAAACTGCGAGGTTAATATTTGAAAACAAAACGAGGTGTGGTGCGAGGAGTAGTGGATGGCTATAGCAGCTATTCATTGCATTTAATAAGAGTCATTGAGGGGCTCACTGAATTAGACCGGGACATACACTGTTGGCCAGTCCGAAGCGAGGCAGGTAAGGCTCCTATACCGAGAGTGGTGATGGAGTCTGTTGTGCATAAGGAGCAGCAAGATGACTGGGAGATGATTGTTCATTGCCCGTCATTCAGTCCTACAGGCAAAAAGCAGCTTGTGTATAACACAATGTGGGAGAGCACGAGACTTCATAAGGAGGCAGTGCTGAACTTGAATCAGGCAGACCTGATTGTTGTGCCGAGCGACTTTAATTTGTGTTTGTTTAATGCACAGGGAATCAGGAAGACAATGGTCAAGGTCCCTATGGGAATAGACACGGATGTCTTCCACTACAGGCCACAGAAACAGGGTTCTGAGTTTGTTTTTGGTGTGGCTGGGAGAACAGCGGCAGGAGGCTGCAGGAAAGGCTTTGAGGACGTTCTCAGAGCGTGGAAGAAAGCGTTCCCTAAAAGGGTGAAAGATGTCAGGTTAAGCATTAAGTGTTTCCCCGATGACCCTGTAATAGATGTCGATGATGACAGGGTAAGTTTTACTCGTCAGTTCTGGACAAGGAAAGATCTGGCTAACTGGTATGCGGGGCTTGATTGCTTTGTGAGTGCGTCGAAAGGTGAGGGATGGGGTCTCATGCAGCATGAGGCTATGGCCACAGGAAGGCCAGTCATTGCAGTTCCCTTCGGGGGAATTACAGAGTTTTTTGATGAGTCAGTGGGTTACCCTGTTGACTTTGACTTGAGAGAGTCTGAGGCGCATTACTCTAATGGCGGCCTCTGGGCAGCCCCTAAACAGGACAGCTTGATAGACCGAATGCGGGAGGTCCAAAACGAGAGAGGTGTAGCAAAAGCGTTGAGAGCTTCAGAGCGAGGAATGAAGCTCAACTGGGAGAGCAGCAATAAAAAGCTAGACTCAGTCTTAAGTAAAATTGGATTTTATACATGAGAGAAGACAGAAACTACACCGCCAACGATGACCCGCCAATTACGGCAGGGGACAACGGATTTGTAGGTGTAGACATGAGGCAGCAGCCTCATATGCTTCCCGCTGGATTAGTTTCAGAAGCTGTCAATGCTCGCTTCCGCTACGGAGTAGCAGAGCCCCGCAAGGGAGTCATGCCGCTTACGTGGTTTAACCGTTACGGCTTTGAGTGGCCTATCGAATGGGGAGAGGGCGATATAAACTGGTCAAGACAGATCAGCACAACTCTAGGTCAAGTCTACGGGGTAGGAGTCTGGAATGATCCCAATGGTAATGATTGGATCTTGATCGCGGCCTCGCTTGAAGGAACCACAATCTCTCTCTATCGAGCACGATACGGGAACAATATTGAGCCTATCCCCTGCAGCGTTGGGTTAACTGTCCCTACATCAGACTTCGCTAGTGATAACACAGTATCGAAATACTGGTTTACTCAGGCATTTGATAAAGTCATTCTCTCCCGGGGTCCAGATGAAAAGCATCTTGTATTGTCCTCGTTTGAGGAAGGGTTTGTAGAGGCTCCTGACGCAGATGACGGCACTGACTCAATACCTAATTCAGATACTACTTTATTCTTCAAGAACAGACTCCTTGTCCCGCATAGACCCGGCGCAGGATACAAGGCCGATCACGTAGCTGTTTCGGATATTCTTTCTTACACGAACTACGATCCTGTCTACTCGACATTCAAGATCAATCAAGGCGACAGCGACAATATTCGGAGGATCTTTAAGTTCAATGACACAACAGTTGTTATCTTCAAAGATACCAGCATCTACACCGTCTCAAATCTCGTAGGAGACAACTGGGGAACAAGTGCTGTCCTTGATCAAATCACAACAGAATACGGACTTGTAGGGACAAGGTCTGTAGCAAGCGCAGGGAACGACCTGTGGTTCCTTTCCCAGCGTGGCGTGGTTAGTTTGATACTGACAGAGCAAAACAAGCTGCAGGGTGTATCAGAGCCACAGAGCACAGCTATACAGCCGATCATTGACAGGATTGATTTCAGGGTTGCCAAAGAGACAGCCTCTGCAGCTTACTGGCGCAACAGATACTACTTAAGTGTCCCCATTGACGGCGGCCAGCAGAACAATGCAGTGCTTGTCTATGATTTCATTAATCAAGCGTGGTCAGGCTACGACACGGGAGACGCAATAAAGATTAAGTATCTGTTCGTGGCAGACTTTCAGGGATCGGAGCACCTCTACTACGTAGACTATGACGGCATCGTTGGCCTCTATGAATACGCGGAGCAGGAAGGCAGGCCGATTGTTCAAGGCACTTACACATGTGACCTTGTAGTCAAGGGTCATGTTCAAGACGGAACTAAAGTCACAGTCAATAACGGCACAACAGTTCGTGCTACCCGTCAGCGAGAAGTAGTTGATGATGCTGACGCAGAAATAACTGATGACAGCGGGCTGGAGATTATCGAGCCACTTACAGTTAACACAAACGATCCTGAGGACGGTTGGCTGTGGGGAGTTGGTGATGAGCAACAGGCAGATCACTGCGAGGTCGCGGGAGCAAACCTGTTCACAGGATTCACGCAGGACGGCTGGTATTCGGGGAACACAACAGACACAGACAATGGCTGCGGAGTTCATTTCGAGAGCACTTCACCGATTCTTGTGAGCATCAAGGATCCCTTTGGCAA